CCTTGGTCAAGGTTGGTACGCTAGTTAAGCGACTCTCCTTATATTCACAGCCATCGGTAGCGCAATTTAACGCGCTTCCGATAAGTGTATGTTCTGACAGAGAATGGCTCTTTTGGAGCCATTGAACCGTTAGACGGTTCTGAACATGTTCTGTAAGAGTTAGATACTGAACAACCTTCTGAGAAGAATCTCAGGAGCATTGACCAGCCATCTATTTCTTTATTAACAGAACAAGGCACCACCGTGAGAACGAGGTATTCCAATCTTTGAAGATTGGGATTTCCTCGTGCACGTGGCGTCTTGCCCGATTCTGGTACCCTTATAAGGGAAGGGGCGGTTAATCCGCAAGCCTTCTCTGGGATAGCTCCATATATAGAGCATAGCCAGACGGAGATGTACTCTCCGCAGTTTGAGTAACCGTTTATATACATTGAATTAGCATAGCTAATCCAACTAGTATAAACGTCAGGACTGCGGTGCGATGACCAAGGCGTCCGAAAACGGACGGGCGTAACTTCGGTGCCTCTAAAGGCATCTAGGCCACATGACTCTCTAAAGAGTCCTTTGGTACAACTCTTATCTCGGTTTACTTTTAAGCCGAATAATTCGAGTATGATCATTGCGTGCTCGGCCAAGTTGGTCGGGACAATGACATCGTCACCATACACATAGACTTCGTTATCATTGAAGTCTGCGTCGAATATTGGCAGGGCGGATACAAGTAATGCCCAAACAGTTAACGACAATACGGGAAAGCATAAAGCTGACCCCATTGGCGCATACTTGTTTAGGGTAATATAAGTACCATCTGGCAACTTCGTACCTAAGCTTCTGCATGCTAACAGAGCAGTTAAAACTGGCTCTGGGAACAGCAGACGAACTAAACCAACAGTAACTCGATCACTAGCCTCATTGAGGTCAATAGTTGAGTACTTACCGTTAACACTGCCGTATTTTGCGGCAATGCGGTTCGGTTGTTGATCCGTGAATCTGACACTCTCTTTTGTAAGAGGGTGCCGTTCCACGTGGTCTACAATGGCTCTGCCTAATCCCTGTTGTATCCATTGGAAATCCAATGGTTCACAACTGATTAGTCTAGGCCCGCGAGAATCTTTAGGCACGAGTAAAACTCGTGCTGAGGATTCTCCGTCGGTCAAGGAGTTGAACTCCTTAAACGAGTCACAGACATGTCCAATCGATGCGTAAAAATACGAATCGAGAGGGTAAACGTCTGTGATCCGCGATGAGATCTGCGTCCATGCATATTTGCGCCAGAGCGTTTCTTTTGTAGAAACAACTCCGGGGCCATGCTTGGGGTAGATGTCAGTGTGGTCAAAATTGCGAAACAACCTTTGTAGGTTGATTCGCGCTTTGCGAATCGCCCTCGACGCCCAATCGGGTTTAATACTCGAGAAGGAATTGAGGCGATGTGTTTCAAAATTCTCTGCAATACTTGCAAAGAGTTCTGAAGTAGACTTGATATCATATTCAGTTTTTACAAACTTGTCTATGACGGATTGTTCTAACTCAGGGTCGAACGGAAGCTCTAACTTATAAAATAAGTAACAGAGCTGCCTAATCGACTTGACGCATACCACATCAGCATTCTGAAGGACAGCACCGTCTAGAGACAAAACTTGAGAGAATAGCTCTCCGAGAAACCTCGGTAGCTTACTATTAGGACAGGGTTTAAACCCGGTCTCAATAGAGTCAAACAAGAATTGTCCGGCAAGTACTTTATCAAAGTACTTACCAAGACGTGGCAGGGTTTTCGTGAGAAAACCAATACCTTCAGAACTGTATCTTCGTTCAACCTTTAAAAGGGTTTTGCGAAGTGCAGATGAGGTGAATACATTACTGTGTAGCGTTTGCACGTCACACAGCAAGGCGGTGAATACTTTATTGTATTCTAGGCTTTTAATGTCATCCATAAGGAATGACTCCTAAAAGCATGTAACGCTCTGCAGTGTGACCAAACCGGCTAAGGTCGATTACTCGATTGACGCCGGAAGACACAATGACTCTTACAAAGAGCCATTGATTAAGGTCGAGGCACCATTGCCGGTACCGTCGTACAAGATAGTCGTCGAAGCCCCGAGTGAGGCTGCGAACGATATCAAGTTAGCGACGAGATCCGTAACAGTGGTGTATGCAGTAAGGTTTCCGACAGGAATGTCGGCGACCATATAGCATGACACGGTAGCAGGTTGCGCGGCATTCACTTGCCCGGCGACAGTTTTGTCGAACCGGATAAGCGAGCGCCGACGTTTATCAACTCCAGAACCAATCTCAACGTGTTTAACGCTGAGACGGTGAGGGGCTGAAGGCGTCTCTGAAGAGAGCGCAAACACTGTTTCCCTGTCTCCTTGACTGATCCGGGTGAACTCTTGTTCAGCACCGGTTCTGTCTTTGATCTCATTGGTTGTGAGCGTATTAGCTAACATGCGATAGGCTATTATGGGAATATTCCCGTCTATAGCTAGACTGTGTTATCTTCTACGCCGACTAAATGTGAGCGCAGAAGCTAGGGAGAACTCCTTTAGGGAGAACCCCGAGGCAGTAATTGCCTGTGTGAGTTCGGAAGGAACACCGGAGACTCTTCTATAAGATTCTTCAGTGACGTCCGATGCAAGGTACTTGCTCGGCTCAGAACGGCCAGACGTATTAATGTTGGTTGTTATATCAACAAGAGCACGGCGCTGAACGTTAGTCGAGTACAAGTACTTATGTATGACGGTGATGGGTTTCAGATTGGCGATCTTAAATTGATCGAGCCATTGGCTAACGCCAATGACCCAGTCAACAACGAACGACCAAGGTAACGCATTCCAAATGACG